TTTTAACTCCAGCTCGTTAGGATTGATACTGTTATTTCTGATGTTAATAAATCTCCACTAGCTGCGTTTGTGATAGCTGGAGCGGAGACACTTGATATGTTTAGCACTAGGGATGATGCTGCTAATTTAGTTACTACTGCTACAATAAAATCTTCCATGCCTGCTAGGTTTCCCTGGTTATCAAATGCAGGTGCTGTTACTAAAACCTTAAAATTGGCTAAAGGTGCTATAGATATTTGATCGTTATTGTTAGGCACAATATAAGGATCGCTAGGTGTAATAACCACGCTGTTGGCAAGTAATGTTGCAGGTGGATATGCAAAGGTGGACCACACGCCTGCATTGGCTAGGTCTGTCGCTAGTGTGCCACGTAATGTGGTAATTGCTGCTGGCATTAGCCGACCAGCGAGTTAGGACTTGAATACGGCTGGATGAGACCACGCACTCTGTTAATCAGCTGATAACCCATCCGATATGGGCTTGCAGAGATCCCATCCATACCTACCCCACCAGTCTGGCTTACTTGTCGTGATTGCCAGATGTCTACAGCTACGATCATTGCAGCTTCTCTGATGGCAGGGGTCGCAGTGTAAGCCTGTGATTTATGCTCTGGGCCAAGGGCTCGGCCGTATGGTTTTACAAAATGAAATGGATCGTTTGCAGCTGTCTTTGCATATTGAATAATGCTGTAACCGTTAGGATTTGAACTAAATGCGTATGTGCTCCAAAATGCTGTGCCAATAGATGCTGGCACTGTAGTACCTGGGAATGATCCGGTTAGTGTGTAGGTGCCATTATATGTTGCACCAGAATCGCTAATTGTAATTTCTTGACCTGTAACAAATATGCCAGGGTTTGCTAAAACTATGCTTGCTACGTTATTGCTAATAGATGTGCCTACTACTGGGGCATCATTATGCCAAAGATATTTAGATATTAGATCTTCTGCCGATTGACAGCACTCTTCCACGGTAGCGTCACTGTATAAACTACCTATGCCTAAATTACTTCGTAATTCAGCTTTAGTTACCATTGTGGCTGGCATGCTGTCCTCTCTTAAAAAGCTCCCCTGGGGCTAGGGCTACTAAACCCCAGAGGATTATTAAAGTATTACTATTACTACGCTGTCATGTTGTAGCGTTGTAGACCACCAGACACAAGTGTCTTAGTTGCCAAGTATCCGTACAGCATCAGTTCAATCTCGCCTGATGTTGGTACGTTTGTTGAAAGTCTTAATACTGGACTTTCGTAGATTGCAATTGCTGATGGCACAATAATAAATGCTGAATCATCAATGGTTGTAGATACCATGTTGGCATCAACATATAGATCTAATCCAAGTACATTTCCACGGATTGATGTTGGTGATGAAGTACCGCCAGCATTCATTGGGTTCTGTGATGTAAAGATTGGACGATCAGTTGTATCTTTTGCACCGATCAATAGAGACCATTGTGAAGTACCAGCAACATATGCGCTTGCTAGTTCACCAGTTGCAGAATATGCAGCTGGGCCAGCTTGTGCAATAAATGCTTGGATTCCAAGGTAGGTGGTTGCTTGTGATGTTGCAAGTGTTCCACCAGCTGTGATTTCAGCAATAACTGCTGCATCGGTTGCCTTGTTGTAAGCACGTGTCATGTTGTCAAGCATTGCCTGGAAGAATGCAGGATTATCAGATGAACGCTCTAACAATTCCACTGAATAGCGTTGTAATCCAGCGTACTTCTTAACAGTTGCATTTACGTATGAAGATACGATACCTGTCTCAGATGGTGCGCCACCTTCTGCGGTTTCTGCAACAGTGCCTGAAGTTGTAATTTTTGGATGTGAAATAGTCATACCTGAGTTAGGAATAACTTTAGCTCCGCCACATGCTTCAATAGTTGGACGTGATCCGATAAGAGTATCTACAACAGTTGTTGCATAAGATACTGGTGAGAATGCTGGGTTGGTTGAGAATGAATCATCGGCTGCAGTTACTTTTAGAGCCTTTGCATCTTCGCCTCTTACCCATAGACCAGCTTCGTGATCTCCTAATTGTGCCTTAACTGCATATTGCAGATACTTAGCTTGTGAATTGATTGGCGTACGTGGCTCAGCATAGATAGCAGCACTAATTGTTGGACGTGCGGCTTCTACTGGAGCAACCTCTGCCGGTGTAACAGTTGGCTCTGGAGTTGTATCCAAGATAGCCTCACTTTCCGTAGTAGTTGGTGTTGCATCTGCTTCGCTTTCGCTTGCAGCAACTTTAGTTACATTTGCCTCAGCAAATGCTGGTGTTTCTACCAGGCTAACTTCTTTTAAGCTTGCCTTGGTTACATATAGATAATCTTTCATTTGCTTAGATCCAGTTACCTCAACGCCTACAGATAAGCCATCAATTAACTGCTCGCTTGCAAGTGTTAAAGCATCCTGACCTTGCATAGATGCACTGATTTTAAAAGATGCGTAGATGCCGTCTTCTGCTTTATCAAACTTCTGCATACGGCCAATAGGCTTATCGTTTTTGTGTTGCATAAGCATCTTAATCTTTCCAGGATCACCAATATCTATAGAATCTTTGGCAAATACGACTGGGCCTGCTGAGGTAAATCCTACTTTTTCGTATGGCACAATTTTGCCAGCGATAATTCTGCGTTCGCTGTCAGAACTTTCAATTGCGCTACTAAAATTAAGAAACATTATAGCTCTCATTTCCGTTAGGCGACATATCTTCCATTTCTTTAGCTTGCTCTACGTCTATCAGACCTAAAGCCAACATTTTTTCTATTGCTTCTAACCGCTTCATTGTGTCAGCGCGTAAGAATGATTCTTCAATATTAAATCTGACTACGTTGCCCCTGGTGGTAATATCATCCATGGATAGGCGATCTTCAATAGCACAGATAAATGGTTGTAGAGAGTAAGCTACGAACTCTTTACGGCCATCAATAATATTCTGGTAGGTCATGCTGTTATTCATATCAGCACTAATGTAGTAAGCAGGAACGTTCATAGCACGTGCAACTTGTGTTGCTAAATATTGTGATGCTTCGTTATACATCATATCTTTAGGGCTAAATCCGACAGTCTCATAAGATAGTGTGCTGGTTAAATATGCAGTAGATCTAGATTGACGTGCTGCTTTCCAAGCTGCTAATAATCCTTGTACTTGTGATTCTGGCATATCTGCGCCAGTGTTTTTTAAGAATCCTGTTGCCATTGGTGTCTGCGCTGCTACAGCTGCGGCTTTTTCTAAATCTAATGCTGCTTGAATTGTGCGGCCTGCGGTTTGCAATACGCCTTGCGTTAATCCTTGGAATGTAACTAATGATCCAGGGCCAACCATTGGTACTTTTTCACCATCAACGGTGTAATACAAAACTTCAGTACCTTTAGCATTTAATTGTGCATTAACTCTTAGGTTACTTACCCATTCAAAACGTGATGGGCGTAAATCATCTGCATAAACTTCAGTTACACGCCAATAAGCGACACCGTAGAATATTAACGAATCCACGGTGGCACTTATTGTGACGGATCTAGGTTGACGGATGTCCGGTTGCTCTAACCATACAGGAGAACCTAATTCTTCTCCAGTAGATTTTTTGTAAAGTTCTAAAGGTAAATAACTAATTACGCCAGCAACTAAATTACGGCATCTTGCAACAGCTGGTACTTGCATAGCCAAAGCTCGATCTAGTGGGCCATATCCAAAAGCATTTCCAACACCACCATATGTGTAACCATCATTCATAACGGCAGGGGCGTATTGCGCTTGTACGGTTTTGTTATTATTTGTAATACCCAAAGCAGACAATAGACCCATATGTATACTTTATACCATAAATCGGACTATTGGTGCAAATTACACAAAGATTTGCGCAGTTTGTTGAGGTTTTGTTAATTGACTCACAACCATGGCAAGTGATATGGCAGCTGTGACTTCTCCAGCTGATTTGCGTCTTATCACCCTAAAACCAAAATCTGAGGTTTTAGCAGCGCAATTATTTAAGTGTTGTACTAAGTCTGGTTGCCCACTATGAACCATTGTGCCTTGTGCCAAAGCGTTTGCTAAATCAGAGCAAGCCTGATAGAAGCTCTGGCCTGATATATCTTGCATTCGCCAACCTGATAATTCCAACTTGGTTGCAACAGTTTGCGTGGCGTACTTGTCAAAACATATTGTGGTTGGATGATATTTGTGCGCCCAATCATTTATGTCGCTAGCCATTTTCATTTCATCTATTGCTATATCGCTATACCAAAGCTGTGCGAGTCCAACTGCTATTTTGCCATCTTTCATCTGGCCCATTACTAAAGCACCCGATCTTCTAGTAGGTGCAATATCGAATGCCATAATTGTTTGTGGGCCTACAGGTATTTCTAATGTGCTGTCACTGGTTGCCTCTATGCTGCCAAAAGCCCAGGGGCTTACAGCGCTTGAAATCCACTGACAAAGCATCTCGGTTCTTGTAGCTTCTATGCTGTTGGTATTTACAGATTCTTCAAGTGTTTGCTCTGTTATTAAATGGCCAAGTGCAGGATTAGCCATCGCCCATGCTTTACGATCATTGATTTTGCAATGCTGTGGAGCTGACCATTCATAAAATCCTAGATTGTCAGGTGGATATGATAGGCAACGTTCTCTTAAATCATTAAGCACTGTACTAAAACCATCGCCAGCATTACTTGTCATTAAAGTCATCGCATTAGGTCTTGCACGTGTTACTGGTAACGCAGCTGTGAAGGCTTCTTCACTCCACTCTCTTAATTCATCGATGTAAAGAAAATCTGCAGTCTTACCACGAGGTGCATCTCTAGTAGCCGCTGCAATTTCATATCTAGCGCCATTAAGCAAGCTAATAGATTCTTGTCCATTAGCCAAGCGGATTTGTCTTACCTGGTCTTTTAAAAATTGATTATCTTCTATTGTGTAAGCAACCTGCCTAAATGTATCTAGTGCCATATTGCGATTAGATGACATGCCTAAAACGTTTTTACTACCCCATAAGAATAAATGGCTAAGAATTAACATGCGTGCTAGGTGTGTCTTGCCATTTTGTCTAGCTACAAGCACCAAGGCTGTCTTCTTACGCCAATTCTGTGCATCGTCTATAGATAACAAATCATCTAGCACCCAGCGTTGCCAAGGCACAAGAGGTAAACCAATCTTCGTAGCCAAATCAGCTACCTCTTGCGCTTTTGACGGAGCATTCAGTAAAGGTGTGTGAATTCTAGGTGCAACACTACCAATTAGCCCGACCCCTCGTTTGATCGGGATTACTTTCGCATCATTCTGCATTGAAGTTAAGCGTATCAGGTTTGATAAATGGTGAATTCGGCACTGTTCGGATCGTCTCAGGGAGAGATGATTCAGA